TATAGAAGGGTCATACACCTATGCATGGGATAAAAACCGCTGGGAAAGACTCAGGAATGATGGCTGGATTGACGTCTGGCGTCATCGGAATAGGACTACAATCAAATACAGTGTTTTCACAACATCGCCTAAAGCTAAACGCTTGATTACACGTATGTATCGAGTTATGCTTGGGGAAGAAGACTTACCAATCGGTAGGTCAAGTAAATTTTACAAGAACAAGAGTTATACTGATAAAGTCTATAATAAAGCTATAGACGACATGATTAAAGACAAAGAACGATGAAAAATCATTTAGAACCTATTACAAAGCGTGCAGTAACAGATTACAGTAAAGCACCTGCAAACCAAGAAGTTACATTAGATGCAGCAGGCAAAAAGCGTGCTAACTTTACTAATGTAGGAGGCTGCGGTTGTACAGGCAAGTGTGACTGCTAATGCCATTCAAGCTTAAAGATAAGAGTAACCTGTTTGGTTACGATAAGCAAACCTCAACATTTGATGCACCTGTATTTGAAAAAGATTTAGGTGGGGAAGTGATGGCGGAAGCTAATCGTGACGGAACTATTTTTATTGATAAAGGGTTATCACCAAAGCAAAAAGAAGAAGCGGTTGAACATGAGAAAGTGCATTTAAATCAAATGCATCAAAACCGTTTGGATTACACTGAAGATAGTGTAATCTGGAAAAAAGATACACGATCACCTGCTAGAGTTTATAAAAGAGCTGATATGCAGGAAGGTGCCCAAGAGCTTGAGTGGGAGACTGAAGCGTATAAAAATAGTTAGGCATGAGTTTTAAAATGAAAAAAGATTTATGGGGGTTGTATCATTCGGCAGAATCGGCTACCCGACAAGGAAATTCTTCCGCGACCCCCATTACTAAAAAGGCATCTCCTTTTAAAATGAACGCAGCTCTTGTTGAAGGTGCAGCGGTTGTTGGAATGAGCGGAGGCTTTAATAATGTTGCGGGTGCAATGGAAAAACCATCTTTGTCGGAAAAGCAGCAAACCATATATAAAGAACCGGCAAAAGTGCCGCCACCGCCGTTTGACGAAGGTAAGGCAGCAGATTTAGAAGAAGAAACAGATTTACAAGAAGAAACAGAAGCCATAGAGGAATCTGACGAATTTTACGACAACTTTGAACTAGAAGTATAATGAGACGACCAATTACACAAAAAGCAAAATCTCCGCTGAAGGCAGTAGAAATGACATCATCTTCAACTGCTACCAGTACAGGAGAGGACATTATTTCCGATGTAGATAATAGCGTTAATCCTCCCAAGGCCGGTGGCGGTACCCAAACAACCGATGTCGACGGCTATTTATCGGGGGTGCAAAAAAGATTTCCTAACTCTACAGGTCAGCAGTTGGTTGATGCCGGCTATATTTCCAGTGCTTATGCCGATAGATTTCCATCTAGCTTTACAGAAAAAGTAGTTACACCTGGTGAAACCATAACCGAAACAAAAACAAATTCTTATACTCCACAAGTTCGTGATGAAACTACAGCAATAACGCCGTGGGAAAATCGTTTTAATATGCGTACAAGCCGCCAAAGTGAAAGGTTTGCACGTAATGAGGCTAAACGCGATTTACGCCGTAATGCAAAAGAAGCAGCGCGTGATACTCGCCAAGATGGTGGAAGCTTTTTAGAAGGTCGCCAGGCTCGACGTGATATTATGACCGGCAAGTCTTTCCAAAATGACATGCAAGAAAACTTGTATAACGCTTCTAGAGGTTTAAATGCTGATCAAAATAGAGTGTTTAGTACAGACGCACAGCAAAGCCAATTTGAGCAAGCTGCTACTCGCGGGGAAAAAGTGCTAGGTACGCGTCGGGACATGGATATATATGATGCAGGAACCTCAAAGGGTGTAACTACTGTAAAGAACTTGCAAGCACAAGATCCTGATTACAAACTAAAATTAGGTAACAACGAAAAAGTAACCACTTCAGGTGGGGATGCGGCTAAAGCAAATTCTGGCGCACCTACAACTAATAAAGTAAATGGTACTGGAGCTTCGAGCAAAGCTTCTATGCGTCCTGGCGTAGGATTAAACGCTGAATTTAAAGGAGCATCGGTTCCTAGTGTTGATTTAGTAGCATCTAAAAAAGCTAGACAAGTAGCGCAAGCTGAAGTGGGTACGCCTGATGCCGTAACAGTTACACCAAAAGATAATAGCACGTCTAAGCAACGCAAAACACGTGCACCTAAGGGCGAAAAAGAACTATCAAAACGACAAATACGTCGTCAAGAAAGAAAAGAAAACACAACAGTATCTACAGGTAAGCTAGGTTCTGACTTAGGTAATTCTGTTTCAATTCCAACACCAGATGCTAAAGGCGCAAGTAAATTAGCTCCAACTTTTGCGCCGCCTAAGTCGTCAGGTGGGAATTTTGCAGGAACGGGCATGAGTAAATCAGAGGTGAGTGATTTGTCAGAAGCTTTAACTGATCGCAAAAATGCTAATGTGCGCGAAGCTAATAAGTCTACCGCAGCATCAATCCAAGCAAATACGGGGACTGCGGATAGAGCTTCTTATAATAGAACAAGCGCAGATATTGACGGAACGCCTACAAGAGAAGATTCAGATCGGTCTATTATTAGTGCTGCTCAAATGCGCTACGAAAGTAATGTAGGTATTAAGAAGTCTGCACCAATGAAAAAAGGATACTTTAAAGGCAGATAGCATGGCATACGTACAAAACAATTCACCTTTTAAAGCTAAGGGCGACGCGCCTACGCGTAAAAAGTCTGAAAAAAACTATAACGAAGTTCGCTCTAAATCTGCAACCGGCGCTGCTGCTGGTGGTGGTATGACAAAAAAAGGTGTAGAAAGTTATAAAAGAAACAATCCAGGTAGTAAATTGCAAACAGCGGTAACTACTCCACCTTCGGAGTTGAAGCCTGGAAGTAAAGCCGCAAAGCGTCGCAAAGCATTTTGTGCACGCTCAAAAAGCTGGACAAGTGAACGTGGTAGAGCAGCACGCCGTAGATGGAACTGCTAATTTTAAAATAAAAACAATTAAATTAAATTAAATCAAATGGGAAAGAAGAAAGAAGCGGTTGCTAAAGCAATCACAGCAGACGAGCTAACTGAAGTACAAAAGTACGTTAACGCTCTACAACAGATTCAAATGCAGCTAGGTGGAACCGAAATGCAAAAGGCAGAGCTTATAGATAATGTTAAAGCATTACGCACTAAGCTAGCTGAGTTGCAAGCTGAACTAGAAAAAACTTATGGAGACGTAAGTATTAACTTACAAGATGGGACCATCACTCCTAACGATGCAGGTAATAAGGAAGATTAGTATCGGCAAAGACTATAAAAATGACGCCATGCACTATTCTGTTGGACAGGAAGTGTATGGCGGTCATACTATAGTTAATATATTAGAAGAGGAAGATAAGTACTCTGTCTATATACAGAAAGGGGATTTGGTAATGCCGTGGAAAGACTTTAATAAGAACATGGCGGTTTCTATCGAATATGATCTTAAGTGGTAATGCAAAGCATATACAACTTTATTATATCTCCGTATGCTAAGAGAACCACATCGGAGAAAGAAATAAACGGTGTAACTCTGTTGCTAAATACAGAATTACAAAACCATCTTTATACTAGCAGACACGGAGTTGTCAAAGCTATACCAAAAGTAAATGATCTAGGTTTACTACCAGGCGATGAAGTTATTGTTCATCATAACGTTTTTAGAAGATTTAGAGACGTAAGAGGAGCAGAAAAAAATAGCCGTTCATATTACGAGGAAGATAAATACTTTGTATACCCTGATCAGATATATGCCTTTAAACGCGATGGCGAATGGCAACCTGTTGAGGGTTTTATTTTTGTTAAACCTATATTAGACGAACGAATGTTTTCCGAGCATAATGAAAAGCCATTGATAGGTAAAGTTAAATATGCTTATCGTGGATTTGAAGCGGGCGAACTTATAGGGTTTACACCTGGTACAGAATACGAATTTAATATTGAAGGGGAAAAGGTTTACCGTGTCCCTGCAAATCGAATTACAATCAAGTATGGACAGCAAGCAAGCGAAAAAGAATATAATCCTAGCTGGTCGCAAAGCAGTTGAGGAACTTATAAAAGTTGCGCAAGAAAAAATCATTACCAATACGGAAGATGATGTTTCTGCTGACCGCTTAAAAAATGCCGCTGCTACTAAAAAGCTGGCAATTTTTGATGCGTTTGAAATACTTACTCGCATAGAAGAAGAAGAGCGCATACTTGAAAACAAACCGAAAGAAGAACAAGAAAAGAAAACATTCTCAGGGTTTGCTGAAAAAAGATCTAGGTAATGTACGAGCAGAGCCTAGTAAAAGTTGTTGAGCCTGTAAAGCTTACCACAATCAGCAGATTAAATAGATCCAAGTCTTGGAAATATGGTTACAACAAAGAACACGATATAGTTGTTATCAGTAAGACTGGGCAGATAGGGCAAATACTAGAAGTGCAAAACTTGTGTATAGCATTGCCGCCAGCGCCAAAGGGATTAACGAAAGGCTTAGATAAATGGGCTGTTCAAGAGTATCCTAAGGAGCTTAAAAGAATTAAGAGTATATTCGATTGGCAAACCTATCCAGATGAGTTTAAAAGCAATTGGGAGGGATACATTGATGAAGAATTCAACAGACGTGATGGGGGTTACTGGTTTTATAACAAGGGGGCTCCTACTTATATCACTGGGACTCATTACATGTACTTGCAGTGGAGTAAGATTGATGTCGGTAATCCCGACTACCGTGAAGCCAACAGACTCTTCTTTATATTTTGGGAAGCCTGTAAAGCCGATACAAGAAGCTACGGAATGTGCTATCTTAAGAACAGACGGAGTGGATTCTCGTTTATGGCTTCCGGAGAAACAGTTAACATGGCAACCATATCAAGTGATGCCAGATTTGGTATACTATCAAAGTCAGGTAGTGATGCCAAAAAAATGTTTACCGATAAAGTTGTACCAATATCCGTTAACTACCCGTTTTTCTTCAAACCTATACAAGATGGTATGGATAGACCGAAGACTGAACTGGCATATAGGGTTCCTGCTTCTAAGCTAACCCGTAAATCAATTCAGGCAAAAGAAAAGCAAATAGAGCTTGAAGGTCTTGATACAACCATTGACTGGAAGAACACGGGGGATAACTCTTATGATGGTGAAAAGTTAAAGCTTTTAGTGCATGATGAGAGTGGAAAATGGGAAAGACCAGATAATATATTAAACAACTGGCGAGTTACAAAAACTACGCTGCGTTTGGGTGCCAGAATTATAGGTAAGTGTTTAATGGGTTCAACATCAAATTCATTAGATAAAGGTGGTGAAAACTTTAAAAAGTTATATAGCGATTCTGATGTAAGCAAAAGAAACTCAAACGGCCAAACAAAATCAGGATTATACTCACTCTTTATACCAATGGAGTGGAACTATGAAGGATTTATTGATCAGCACGGTCAACCAGTATTCAATACGCCCGAAGAAGAAGTATTAGATCCTTTTGGAGATACTATTGAGCAAGGCGTTATAGATTATTGGAATAACGAAGTTGAAGGTCTTAAGCAAGACCAAGATGCTTTAAACGAATATTATCGTCAGTTTCCGCGCACAGAAGAGCACGCATTTAGAGATGAAACAAAAAATAGTTTGTTTAATCTTGCAAAAATATACGAACAGGTTGATTATAATGAAGATCTGCGTAATACTAATGTTGTAACCACTGGTAATTTTCAGTGGGTTAACGGTGTGAAAGATACAAAAGTTGTGTTTATGCCAACGCCTCAGGGAAGATTCAAAGTATCCTGGATACCAGGTGCTGAGCTTCAGAACAGGCAAATCACAAAAAATGGTGTCAAATACCCGGGCAATGAACACGTCGGCGCATTTGGTTGCGATAGTTACGACATATCAGGAACTACCGACGGCAAAGGTTCAAAAGGAGCTTTACACGGCCTCACTAAGTTTACTATGGAAGATGCACCACCAAGTTCATTCTTCCTTGAATATATAGCCAGGCCCCAAACCGCTGAAATATTTTTTGAAGATGTATTGATGGCGTGCGTATTTTATGGTATGCCTATACTAGCAGAGAATAACAAACCTAGGTTGCTTTATCATTTTAAGCGCCGTGGTTACAGGGGATACTCTATGAACCGACCGGATAGACTTTGGAACAAGCTATCAGTAACGGAAAAAGAAATTGGTGGTGTTCCTAACTCGAGCGAGGATATGAAACAAGCACACGCTGCAGCAATTGAAATGTACGTAGATAAGTACGTAGGTTTAATGGAAGACGGGCAGTATGGTAGCATGTACTTTAACGAAACACTGAACGACTGGTCTAAGTTTGATATAAACAAACGTACTAAATATGATGCTGCGATAAGTTCAGGCTTGGCGATAATGGCATGTAATAAAGAATTGTATAGACCAGTGGGCAAATTAGAAAGAACAAAGTTAAATATAAAGATTTCAAAATTCCGTCAAGAGGGTTTGAGTTCAGAAATAATAAAATAATTTATGACTAAATCGGTTTCAAATAGCGCTTTCCCAAGCCAAATAGCAAGTGACGCTGAAAAGATGTCACAAGACTATGGGCTGCAAGTAGGTAGAGCTATTCAAAACGAATGGTTTTCGAGCAATTCGGGTACCACTCGTTTCAGAAGCAACCAAAATACATTTCATAATCTGAGATTGTATGCACGTGGTGAGCAAAGCGTTCAGAAATATAAAGATGAGTTATCTGTTAATGGTGATTTGTCTTACTTAAACCTTGATTGGAAGCCGGTACCTATCTTATCTAAGTTTGTAGATATTGTAGTTAACGGTATTGCAGACAGATCATTTGATTTAAAAGCATATTCGCAAGACCCATATGGCATAAGCAAGCGCACAAAGTATATGGAGTCTATTATACGTGATTTGCAGACAAAGGAATTAAATGAATTTGCACAGGAGCAATTTGGAATGAACCTGTTTGAAAATAGCCCCGAGCAATTGCCGGATTCTAAAGAAGAGCTGGAGCTGCACATGCAGCTAAGCTATAAGCAAGGCGTTGAAATTGCTGAAGAAGTAGCTATTAATACTTTGCTCGATGGCAATCAGTACGATTTAACTAAAAAACGTTTATACTACGATCTTACAACCTTAGGGGTTGCGGCTGTAAAAAATAGCTTTAGCCAATCGGAAGGTGTTACCGTAGATTACGTTGACCCTGCTTATTTAGTACATTCTTACAGTGAGTCTCCTTATTTTGAAGACATATATTATGTAGGAGAAGTAAAGTTTGTTCCATTAAACGAGCTTAAAAAGCAATTTCCTGAATTAGACGAAGCGCAATTAGAAAAAATACAAAAGCAGGGCTCGCATAATCACAGCGCGGGCTACGATCAGTCTTTAGTAAACCACGATGTGCGCGATAACAATGTCGTGCAGCTATTGTACTTTAACTATAAGACGTACATGAACGAAGTGTACAAGGTTAAAGAAACAGCTACCGGCGCTTCTAAAATTATAGTAAGAGACGATCAGTTTGATCCTCCTGTAGAATTACTAGAAGCTGAGTATGGTAAAATGGCTCGTTCTCTAGAAGTGTTATATGAGGGGGTGCTTGTATTGGGCACAGATATCATGCTAAAGTGGGAAATGGCTAAAAACATGATGCGCCCAAAAAGTGATTATGCTAAAGTTAAGATGAACTACAGCATTGTAGCACCTCGTATGTATAAAGGTAAGATTGAGTCTATCGTAAGCCGTTGTACCGGCTTTGCTGATATGATACAGCTTACTCATTTAAAAATGCAGCAGGTATTACAAAGAATGATGCCTGATGGCGTATATATGGATGCTGATGGTCTTGCTGAAATTGATTTAGGTAACGGCACAAACTACAACCCACAAGAAGCACTTAATATGTTCTTCCAAACGGGTTCTGTTATTGGGCGCTCATTTACTAGCGAGGGTGATATGAATCCTGGCAAAGTGCCTATTCAGCCATTACAGACTGGTGCTGGTGGCCAAAAGCTACAAACCCTTATTCAAACATACAACTATTACTTACAAATGATTCGTGATGTAACGGGTCTAAATGAAGCACGTGATGGTTCATCACCAGACGCTAGAGCATTAGTAGGTGTACAAAAAATGGCAGCGGCTAATTCAAATACGGCTACTCGCCATATTCTTGATGCGGGATTGTTCTTAACGGCTGAAACTGCTGAATGTTTGTCTTTACGTATTTCAGATATATTAGAGTTTGATCCGTCTAGAGAAGCGTTCATTCAAAAAGTTGGTGGTCATAATGTAGGTATTTTGTCTGAAATGGAAGATTTGCATTTGCATGATTTTGGTATTTCTTTAGTGCTTTCACCGGATGAAGAAGAAAAATCACTTTTAGAAAATAATATTCAAACTGCATTATCCGCGGGTCTTATAGACCTAGACGACGCTATTGATATCCGTGAAGTTAAAAACTTAAAACTAGCTAACCAATTATTAAAGCTACGCCGCAGGAAAAAGCAAGAGCGCGATCAAATGATGCAACAGCAGAATATGCAAGCGCAAGCGCAGGCAAACGCGCAGTCTCAACAAGTAGCGGCTCAGGCAGAAATGCAAAAAGACCAAGCAGCACTGCAAACTAAATCACAACTTGAGCAGCTTAAAGCACAACTTGAGCAACAAAGAATTGACAAAGAGGTAGAGGCAAAAATGCAGCTTATGGCTCTTGAGTTCCAATACAACATGAAACTTAAAGGCTTAGAGGTTGACTCAGCTAAATCTAAAATTGCAGAAACCGAAGACCGTAAAGACAAAAGAACTAAAATTCAAGCTACACAACAAAGTGAGCTTATAGACCAAAGACAGAAAGGCGGAGCACCTAAAGACTTTGAATCCTCTGGTAATGATATACTTGGAGGTGGATTCGGTTTAGGAAGTTTCGAACCTAGGTAATAATAACCATAACAATTATATAATATTTTATCATGAGTGAAGAAACTAAAGACACATCCCCTGTCTCGCAGGGTGATGATGGAACTATTAAAGTAGATTTTTCAGCAGCATCCCGGGAAACACCAGCAGAAGAACCTGTTGAACAAACTGTAGAAACAGCGCCTGTAGAAGAAGCAGCTGTTGAAGAAACACCGGAAGAAGCGCCTGTTGAAGCTCCAGTAGCTGAAACAACGGAAGAAGAACGCGTCTTAATGGAAATTACAGACGAAGAAGTTGAAGAAGCTGCCGAACAGTTAGAAGATGAGGTGGCTGACGCAATTGAAGAATCAGTAACGTCGGGTGCAAAGCTTCCTGAAAACA